AACAACTGCCCAGTTAGCAGCACCACGACGTGTACGTGCAGCAATCAAGTTAGCTTGCTGGTTGATCATAACTGCAAGAGCAGCCATTTCATCACCAACGTATGTAGCTGTACCAGATACAGCAGCCTGGTTGAACACTGTTGGAGCGACAGGAACTAGGCTACCCAACTTGAATAGCATTTCTTGGTCGATTTCAACTGTGATTTCTTGTGCAAGTGCTTGCATGATTTCAGCTTCGATGTCAATACCGTGGATAGCATTTGCATCCTGTGCAGCTTCAAAAGTCCAACGAGCCGACAACTTACGTGTCTTAGCTTCGACGGTTTCTTTCAAGATTTGGATGCTGAGCTTGTTACCTGGTACGCCTTCTAGACGTGCTGTCGAAGCAGCAGCTGGATCAGCTTGAGTTTCGTTACCCGAATATGCCTTAGCAATTTCGAATGGACCAAGTGCTTCAGTACCTGCTGTAACACCAGCGGCAGTGTTTGCGTAACGAACACGCAATGTGTGGATTTGACCAACTGGACCGGTCATAGGCTGAACACCCATGATTTCGTTCGCAATAACTGTTGGCATAACACGACGGATTAGTGGTAGCATGACCTTGTTAAGGACAGCGATGTTACCAGCTTGTGTGGCTCCTGCAGTAGCCGATTCAGCCAAGTAACGGCGAGTGTTTTCAAACACGACGTCCATCGACTGTCTACGGGTTCCCGAAAGACCTTCTAAAAGGGCTTCTTTTGTTGCGCCCCAGTTTGATTCAAATAGCTTTGTTGCCATTATAGTTTTCTCCTAACTTTTACTTAGTTGTAATTCCGGCTAAGGACATTAACTTTCTTAGATCTGATGCTTCTTCCGAATCATCAGCTTGAGCGACCTTCGCTCTATCACCTGTCTTGGCAGACAATGTTGCTTCGTTCAACTGAGTCTTTGCAGCCTCAGGTTTACGAACAACGGCCTCATTTAGAACGCTTGGTAGATACTTGTTGTATGCACCTTGCAAATTCTTTGTCTGTACCGATTCAAGTAATTCTTTCATTACTGCTTTTTTGTCCTTAGACAGAGGGGCGAGTAATTCGTTCATAACTTTTTGTCTTTCTACTAGGTCTTGAGTTGCCTTCAACTTAGTGTCCAAACCTTCTAGCAAGCTCTTGCTCTTCTTAACGGACTCGTTAAGCTTTGCCATTTCGCCTTCCTTGGATTCTAGAACCTTCTGTAACTTGCGTAGCTCAGTACCTTCGTTTAGATACGAAGTCATGAATTCAGCTGCGACGCTTTCAAAAATCTTACGACCGAAATCGTTTTCGCGGGCAACACGGATGTCTTCCTTGAATTGACTGATTTCAGAACGCAATGTCTTCTCGATATTCGATTCGACAATTTGAGCGGCACGCTTGATAAACTGTGCTTTTGTTTCCTGTAGCTTTTGCTTACCTTCAGTAACCATCTTGACTTTCTGTTCCACTAGGGACTTCTTGTCAGCACGGAACTCACGAATTTCTTCGGCGAGTTGCTTCAATAGGAAGTTTTCGAGTTTGCTGAAGTTTTCCTTCATTGCACGCTTTTCAGAGTGAAACTCTTTCATTTCCTTTGCCACAGCTTCTGTAACGAACTTGTTTAACATTCCTGTGTGTTCGGTCATCTTGCGCTTGTACGCTAGACGCTCGTTGACAAGTTTTCTCTTGTCATCTGCGAATTCTCCGAGTTCAACGGTGATCTTGTCTGTTAGAAAACGATCCATTGATTCAACGAGTACACCCTTGTCGTGTTCGAACTTACGAGCAAATTCCTCACGGAGTGTTGCTGCAACTTCTTCACGGGCTTCGTTAATCTTTGATTCCCATAGGCCAACGATCTGGCTTCTGACATCTTCAGACAATCCAACGCTTTCACTCAAGATCTCATCTAGTTTTTTCGCCATCTTGAGTTCTCCTTAGATTTTTAACTCTTGAATAAATCTGTGAAGGTCTTTAACAAGTTGTTTTTGTGCGGCAGCTTCGTTCAATGCTTCCTTAGCGGTTGCAAAAACTCGGGCACCACCCTTCATGTTAAATAGACTTTCATATATCGTTCTAGGATACGCATTTGGAGCACTTGGTTGTGCAACGATGTCAACAGTAATGATTTCGAAATCCGAAACACTACCATCGTCACCAACGTTTCCAGAACCACGGGAAGAAACGCCCAACTTTGCGCCCGACTGTAACAATGTTTGTACAATGTTTCCCATCGGAGTTGGAACAATTTTCAACTTACCGTATCCATCTGCACCGTCCATCCACATTTCTGTGATGAGGTGGCTTACGCGGTCAAGGTTAATAGACAACTCTTCCGGGTGGTCGAGTTCGCCCATAACTGATTGACCTGCGCTTAGTTTTTCAGTAATAGAGTTAACGGCGCGGGCAATCTCACGAACTGGATAAACACGTTGGTTTTGGTTTCTTACGTCACCCTGAATAAAGATACCCTTCATGCAGAGATCTTTACCGCCCTTCTTGTTATCTTCTTCGAGAAGTTGTACGTGTGCTTTGTCAAACGACAAATACTCGAACAGTTGATTAGCCATTTTCACCGTTGTATCCTTAAGCTGGCTTCTTTGTTAGAGGAGACTTTGTGAAACCTGGACCTGCAGCCTTGCCGCCGGTATATTTCGCAGTTGTATCCGCCTTAACGCCTGACTTCTTAGGTTCGACATTTACGTTGTCTGTAGGGGTGTCGTCCTTAGCTGAATCGCCGTTGTACTTTCCGTATTCACCGCCAGTACCGCCGTTGCCGCCGATCTTAGTTGGCTTTCCGCCGTAGTCCTTACGAGCAGGAATGTTTGTGTATGGAGACTTGTCTTGTTCAGCACCAAGTGTCATACCCTTACCTGTTCCGACTAGCTTTGCTGTACCCTTTTGACCAGTGTCAGCTACCTTGTTAAGGAACTTTGTTTCCTCGTCCATTTTCTTCTTCTTAGCAGCTTCTTTCTTCTTCTTGTCTGCATCAGCAAGAGCTGCTTGTTTCTTCTTTTCAAACATAGAAGCAACTACTTCGCCAACGACTTGTTCGTCCTTGCCAAATCCTGCTGCACCCATATCTGCACCACCTTCGTCACCAATGTCGGCTTCGATATCATCGAATTCGCCTGGTAGGTCTGCGTGGTTTGGTTCTTGGAATTCTTCGCCCATTAGTGCGTCAAATTCTGCACGAAGTTCAGCAAGTTGTGCCTCGAGGTCTTCGACCTTCTCTTCTGTGCTCATTTCTTCGCCGCCGAATTCATCATCGGCGCCTTCTTCACCTTCGTCATCGCCGTCGGCTTCGCCGCCGTTTTGCTCGTCGGCTTCAATTTCGGCCTTGTCGTCCGAAATTTCGTCAGTAAAGTCTTTATTTGGTTCGCCACCAACTTCATCGGATTCTTCAAGCTTTTCGTCGTCTTCGTTCTCGGCTTCATCGACTTCCTCATCGGCTTCTTCGTCAACAATGCTTTCGTAGATTACACGAGCTTTTTCAACAATGATTTGATGGAGAAGTTCAGCTGCTTGGTCGGAGTCTTCATTGATAAGAAGATCCAATACCTTTTCTAACTTCTGTTGTTGTGACATGCCCACTCTCCTTGAGTAATATAAGATTTCCAAAATACATTAGTATTTTAGATATTTATAGTGGAGGTTTGGGAAGGTGGGAGATATACCCGTAAAACAGGCACTTTTTGAATTTTGTCGTATGACAGTTTTTATTTAGCCAGGTATCTGCTGGCGTAAAAAGCTACTTTATAGTCCGCCGGCGCCGGGTGTAGCAGCCTGGCCATACATGTCAGGCAAGAAGTTAAGATGTTCGGCTGTCTCGAGTTTTGCAACATCGCGAGCCTTTCTTAACTTCTGTAAGTGCATCATAGTAAGACGAGGACGACGTGTGTCGTCCTTGTGCGCAATAGCAAGCTCATCGGCAGCAGGATCGTAAAACTCAACTAATAATTCTCTTGCAAGCAATTTTAGGTTTATCCTTTAGATAAATATGTTATGAACTATTTATCAATTTACAATTCAATTATCGATAAAGCCAAATCCGAAAATCGTAAAAGAAAATCTACAAAAAATAAAACATATGTTTACTATGAATCTCATCACATTGTACCAAAGTGTATGGGTGG